ATTAATTTCTTTGAAGTTGTACCTTTTGGTCGCCCACGCATAAAGTTCGTTGCCTAAATTTTCCCTTAGACTTGGGTTGTTAATTAGTAAATTAATATATTTAAACCAGTCCTTTTGATTGTTTACCCATAACACAGGAGCATCAGTATCTATATTATAAGGTGCAACATTTGAACAGATAACAGGCAATCTCTTTGCTGCTGCTTCTAATATCTTAAGATTGCTTTTGCATCCGTGCCATTCTGAATCTTCTAAAGGTATTAAAACAATATCAGCATAATTATACATATCCATGTATTGAGTAGGACTTGTTGATGGTAGTTTAACCGATGGATGCCTACCAGCAAACATTGAAAACATTCTATCCCAAATAGATTTAGTTAATGGGTCGCTATCATTATACCCACCCATTACCATTTGAATATTGCCTGTCAATCTTTTTAAAGGTTCTCTCAATATCTTTATATCGTTCTCATGACTTACCGAACCGCACCAAAATAACCTTACTTTGTCCGATGGTTCTTTAATATCGGTAAACTGATTAATACCATAGGGCAAAGCATTGGGCATTATTACCGCCTTGTCTGTAAACTCTTTTACTTTATTCAATAATGCTTGATTAGTAACCGTAACCAAGTCTGCCTGTGATATGTTACGTTCAATCCTTTCGCCCATATCCTGATAAGATTGGTAATTAATATGATTGTAAGGTAAATCCCAATGGTCATCTATATCCATAACTACTTGACATCCAAGTAACTCCTTTGTTTTGTTCCAATTTAAATCGTACTGGCATATCCTATTATAAACTAAAATATCCCAATCATCGGTTTTATCTTCCGTTATAAAGTTGGTTACATAGCCCTTAATGTCGTCCATAAATGCAAGTGGTAATATTACTCTATGATATCCGCATCCTGATTCCTTATGTGTTAATCCGATTATGTTCATGCTTTTGTATCTACTTTTGTATCTACTTTTTAACCTAGCTTTTACCCTACTTTATTTTAATCGATATAAATCCTGCTGCAAATATTACTGCTATTGTTTCAACTGTATGTATTGGTAATAATGTAAATAATAAGGCTGACCAAACCGTTAAACATTGAATACAGTCAAATGGTCTTAATCGTTTAACTAAAGGTATTTTAAATATCCGCTTTAGTATGATATGCCCATTAAATACGTTAATGAAATAATAAGCAAAAGTAAATGCCGCTATTGTAATAATATACATTTTAATTCTTTTTTTACTTTGTTAGTAATATTGCAAACGTGATTGACCGGTATAGCATAATATTCTGCTACCTTTCTATTGCTTCCTAATTCTACATACTTATTAAATATTCTTACTTCGTGGTCTGTGTTAATATCTATATTATTTTTTGTGAGCGCTTTTGTTGCTTCGGCTGCTAGGCTCTCAGGGATAACCGGCAAATCTAACTGGCTATTAAAATACTCAACCGCCTTTAATAAATCACTTTTTTTATACTTATAATAAAATTCTGATGTTTTAGAAGTAGCCATAAACCAACATATCTTAATAGCATATCGTAATAAGTTATTAGAAGCGAATAGGGCTGATATCTTATCACAAGGTTGAAGTAGTAAGCTAACTGCTATTTCTTGGCGTAAATCGTCTTGTATTGATTCAGGCTTTGTTTTGCTTATTGCTTTTATAAGGTCAGGATGGTTATAAATCTCCAACACAATATCGTTACACTTATTCATTATTATTTTAATTCAAAAGATACTGTTATTCTTTGTTCACTTCCATTTGATGAATTACCTACTGTTTTTAAAACTCCTCTATGTGGTATGTTTCTTCCAAAATGAGTACAACTCCAATTTGATTTATTTTTTAAACCAAAAATTAAAGAAGGTGCTGAAGTACGTATATTAAATCTATTTTTATTTTCTTTATATATTTTACCAATTTCTTCTAATAATTTAATTCCAATACCTAAACCTTGATAATCTGGTAAAATAACTAATCTATGAACTTTTTTTAAATTCTTAACTACTGGGTGCGGAAAATGTAATACAGAACAAAATCCACATATTGAATCATTTATAAATAATACAAAAACATTTGCAGCATTATTATGTGAATGACTTAAATAATGGTGCTTACTAAACATTTTCCATACTGACTTATCATTTGTTTGGAATATTTCAAATTTAATCTCTGGTCTATTTTTTTTTTGCCCTTCATTGCTATGAAAGGTCATCGTATCAGTATTAAATATCCAATCAGGCAATAACCAATCTTCTACATCATAATGGCAAGTTACCGCTATAAATTGTTTGTTAGACTTTCTTATTGCTTTTTGCATTGCAAATGAACCTATTTTAGCCACATTTCTATCAACTACACTTGTAAATTCATCAAATACAAATAATTTATTTTCTTCTAATATTGCTCTTGCTAAATCAACTCTCATTTTTTCTCCATTAGATAAAACTGAATAAGGTTTTAACCAAGATGGTGGAGAACTAAATCCAACAGAATTAAATGCTTTTGTTATTTCTTCAACTGAACATTCTTTTGGCATATCATCCAAAATAGTTTCAGCATTATATTCAAAATTAGTTATGTATGAATCAGGAAACAATTGTTTAGAAATAGTAGTTTTACCACTACCGCTTTTACCAACTATTAATCCTATCTTCCAGTTGTCTTTAATATCAATATTACCTTCAAAATGTTCTTTAATTTGATTATTCTCTAAATCAAATTTACCCATAATAGAAGCAACTCTAAAAGTTTTTTTAGGTTGTACTTGTTTTACAATGTTAAAAGTCGGCATTCGTAATTTTCCTCAATTAATTTATTATAAGTTTTTTCTTGTTCTTCTTCGTCTTTACAAATAATTTCAATTTTAAATTCAGATTTTAATTTGTCACTTAAATCTTTTAACTCTGCTTCTTCAAGATGTTTATCAAATAAAGGTAAATCCAATCCCCAATTATCTAATTCTTCAACATCCCATTCATTAGCTACCATTTCCCATTCCCATTCTCCAAAACCAACATTATCTTTAATAATAAATTCGTTCTGCTTTTGTTCGCTCCAGTCAACTACTTCAACGTTAACTTCTTTATATCCGCATTCAATCATAGCTTTATATCTCATATTGCCGCCAAGTATAATCATATCTTTATTAACTACAATAGGACGTACTGATTCCATTTCAGGAAAATCTTTAATAGACTTTACAAGTTTTTTAAATTTGTCATCCTTGATTAACCTTGGGTTTTTGGGATTGTTTTTGATAGCTGCTACTTTAACTTTTATCATAATTAATTTTTATTATTTTGCCAATTACTAAAGTTTTTATTTCCCATCTTTTTAATTAAATTAGGTATGTTGTTTCTATATAAACCTACTTTAAAGTTTACGTTTATAGCCGCTTGCTTGTCATCGTCTTTAATATCATTATACCCAGTTTCAATCATTTCATTATAATTATAGAATACGTCTGAATGCCTATCTTTATTTTTATCTATTAAATAATCTTGTTTACCACCAAATGAATAAATAACTATAAAGTTTTTAGGTATTATGGTATTTAATTTATTTTTAAACATATCTACTTCCTTAGTATAGGCATAAAATATACATTGTTGATTATCATTTGCAATATCTATCCATTGTAAAGCATATTCAATATTATAAAAATCTCCGGCATCGTGTATCCTAATATATTTATCAATGTATTTTTTTTTCTTTAATTCTTCATTCATTAAAGACTTCCATTTAATTGGTTCATTAAGTACAAGTTCTAATTTTTCAATGTGCGCTTTCCTAACATTACTGAAATTATAAGTACCGTTTTTAGCATAGCAAAAAGCAGCGCAAATCCCAGCATTTGGACAAGTATTAAATTTTTCACCATTAGTTAATGTTTGCCAATGTGCTGGTAATGTCCATCCATAAATACCACTTTTTTTTAAATCGCTATTTTGTGTTAGTAAATTCACTATTGATTAATCTTTTAATGTAAAATACCGAATCTAGTAACTCTTCGTATAAATGATTTAATAACTGGTCTTTGTTTAAATCTGCATCATCTAATTTAGTGCCATAAGTATTAATTCCTTTTTGTTCTCGCTTTTGCAAGTCAATATTAATTTCTTCCAATAATGTCATTGTGCTTGTCTTTTAAGAATTGTAAATACTGTTCCTTATCACCAAAAAAAATATGGCATTGCCTACAAAGTGCCTGTAAGTTTTCGATAGTATCTTTTGTTTTGCTTCCACCCATCCCACGTGCTTCTATATGGTGAATGTCTACCGCTTTATTATCGCATACTTCACAAGGTACATAGTCTTCAATGCCATACCCAAAATACTTTAAATATATTTTTGTGTGGTTTTTCATTAAAAAGGTAAATCATCATTTGAATTAATACTTACTGGCTTTGCTTTTGGTGTTTCTGCTTTTGCCTTTGGGTCGTAATCATTCAATGTAATCTTTACGTTCTTTCCGTACTGGTCAGGTTCAGCAAATATGCTAATGTTTAATTTAATATACTTCTTACCATTGTATTCGTATGAATGCTCTAAAGCATCTGTGATACACAGGCTTGAAGATAGGAAAGTATCGTTAATTTTTTTACCGCTTCCCAATCTGATTTGTTGTTTTTTTTCTTCGTTCATTGGTTTAAATATTCGTTTATTAATTTAATTGTGTGTCCAAATCCTTGCCCAAACTCTGCTTTATATCCTTTGCCCCTTAGCTTTAGCATCATTGTTTCCTGTTCTTCGTGATGTGCGTTCTTTCGCATTGAGCCATCTTTTTTAAATACTACGTTATTAATTGTTTTTAGTTCAATAAAGAATCCAGCATAAGCGCCCTTTGGTTCTGCTATAAATAAATCAGGATAAGCATTTGAATATTGCAATGCTTTGTGGCGCTTAGCCATCCCTATCGACATTCTCATTCCTGAACTGAAGTCAGTTCTAAATATAACGTAAGGGTAGATTTTACGTATGTAGTCGCAAACTAACCTGTGTAAGTCTTTCTCTAACATTTCATAAAATTAAAATAAAGTTATTAACAAATAAAATAAAGTTATCAAAAGCAATTTAATTATCATCCTCTCTACTGGTTAATTTTTAAACTGCTTTTGATGTCATAGTTTCCCCCTCCTTTTTTGTTTAAGTTTATAATTTAAGTACAACAATATTTTATAATTTATGTCACAAATTTTTATAAAACCGTGACAGATTGTAACGTTTTGCGTTGAATAATAATACTATTTGACGCATATTTGCATTAATTATAATTTTTCTATTTCTTTTTCAACTTCTGCCCAATATGTAAATGTTGAATAAATATCTGTATTAAATGGATTGCTATGTGGGTTTGCTAATATTATATTATCTACTGCTATTAATGCACATTGTTTGGCTTCATAATAATTATTTGTTACCTCAAAATATTTATCAAATAATTCTAATGCTTTTCCTTTTGTTGTCATAATTTATATGTTTTTAATTGTAATTTATTAATTTGCGCCTATTTATATTTTCTTGCATCTAGTTTTAATGTTTCTTAAATGTCGCATAAAGCCATCATTAGTGCCTTATATGAAACATTATTCATGATATATTTAGCAAAATTCATGCAATATGTAAAGCAATAACTTTTCTTTTTGTAAAATAAGTCAAACTATTGGTTTACTTTTTCAACAATATGCGCAGTATAACTACTGAATTTGGCACAATTACACTTCCTAGATTGGCATTTTATATCCAGCCAAAACTCAATTAAATGTTATTATTTGGCAAAGTATAATGTTGAATGCTTCGTCATAAAATAACGGTTATGTCGGAAATATTCCGAATTATAGTCATTAATTTATCAATTATTAATTAATCATTCGCAGCCAAAATCGGGTGTATATACGAATGTTTGTAGCGCATATAAGCTAGTTATAAGCAATAAAAATTACTGCTTTTGTGCTACTGGATAGTCTGGTTCTCTGAATTGAAATCCTTTTGGTTTAATCAGAAAATCAGATTCTTCAGTTAGCAAGTGCCACTCACCATCATCAATCTTCATTTCAAATCCCATATCTCTCATACAGATATGCAACTGTTTTCCTTCTCGTGTTTCAAGTGTAATTGAGTTATACACCTCTTTCAAAATAATCTGATTTTCTTTAGTTTCTACTTTCATATCCGTAATTTTTACAGCTTATAACAGCACCTAACAAAAATGGCTGCATAAGTATTAGTTTTCAATTCAGAAGTTCTTACAAGCAGCCACTTCTGTTAGCTGCAAAACGTTAGCTGCAATCACTCAACCATATCAAAATCAATCCTATTATCATTCATGAATTCTCGCAGCTTCTCCCTGACTGGTTCGTACTGTTCCTTGCCATTGTATTTAATTTCAGACCTTAACCATTGGTCAAATTCCCACAAAGTGCAATACATTTTACTTGCTTTTGTATGTAGTTCAAACTCTTGGTTATCTTCGGGCAATGAAAATTCTAGGATTGCTTTCATAAGTTTTCTATTTCTTTTTTAATTCCTTTCCAATATTGTTTTCTATCTGCCGAATGTAATGTATCATAATTATTATCAATCTCTTTTATTATCTCATCCACTGCTATTAATGCACATCTTTTTGCGATTATATAAGTTTCTATATTTGTTGTACTTGTATGTGGCATTGCATCTATATACTTACAATAAATTTCTTTTGCTTTATCTTTCATCTATATTTTTTTACAAGTTTATTAAATTCTGCTTCTGCTTCTTTGTAATGTTTTCTTTTAACATATACTGATAGTTGAATATAATGCTCATTCCAATCTTTATTTCTTTTTGGTCTATCAGTACATAAGTTCATTAATCTTGCATTTGCTTTTAATACCCCTAAAGTTATATTTAATTCATTTGCTAATTCGGATTGTTTTTTTAGCTTATAATTTATTTGTATGTGCTTTTGTTGGTCTGGTGTTATTCTTAAGTTTCTCATAATTTCATTTCTTTAAATTCCATTCTTTCACCAATAAACTGAAAAGGAATATTTTTTAAATTACCATGCCTATTTTTTGCTAACTTAACAATACATTTGCCTTCGCTTCCATAAGTCATTCCATCAACTTCTATTTCTTTTATTCCGTATGTTTCTGGTCGCATAAGGAATATAACACTATCAGCATCCTGCTCAATTCCTCCACTTTCTCTAAGGTCTGAAAGTTGCGGCATCTTATCCTGTCTGCTTTCAACTGCTCTACTTAATTGTGATAATGCCATTACTGGTATGTTTAACTCCTTTGCTATAATTTTACAACCTCTGCTTATTTCTGCTATCTCGCTTTCCCTATTTCCCTTCCTATCTACTCCCGACATTAACTGAAGGTAATCAATACAAAGAAATTCTATATTATATTTTCTTTTTAAGATGGCTGCTTTGCTCCTTAAATCTCTAATATTTAAACTTGGTGTGTCATCAATGTATAACTTTGCTTTTTGCAATCTTTCTTCACTAGCCATTAACATAAATTTTTGTGCTTCCGTAAGGTTGTTGGTCCTTAAATAATGATGTGCTATACCACTATCCAAACTTATTAATCGGTTAACTAATTGCTCCCCTGACATTTCTAAACTAAATATCCCTACTGGCTTATCTTGTCTTAATACGTTTAATATTGCATTTAACATAAAAGCAGTTTTACCCTGTGCTGGTCTTGCTGCTAGTATAATTAAATCAGGATTAACCCAACCACTAATATATTTATTTAAACTCTCCCAGCCTGTATCAATTCCTATTTGTCCATTTTCTAAAACCGCGTCCCTTTCTTTGGCTAGGCTCATAATGTAATGCGCCATCCCTTTCTCGCTATTTTTATAAATACTTTCCTGTGCGTTTAGTATTTTATTAGAAGCATTATTAAGATGGTTTTCTATTTCTCCCTGATAAGAATCATTTACTAATTCCTGACCAATTACAATACCTTTCCTTTGTAGGTAGTTTTGTTGTAATATCAATATCCAGTCATTCATTGAACTGCTGCCGGTAACATTGTTTGTAAGTTTAACAACTTCAAATGGTCCGCCTACTGTTTCCATTTGCTCGTTGGTAGTTAGGTGCTGGCAAACTGTTACAATATCAATTGCACTCATTTTATCGTAAAGTGACTGAATTGCTTTAAATATTAATTGGTTTTTAGTTTGATAGAAAAATTCAGATGTAATTTTAGCTATGTAGGTATGTACTGAATTTTGTTCGATTAATAATACCCCTAGTATCCTATCTTCAACCTCTTTGTTGTTTGGTGGTGCTTTTGTTGTCTTAGCCATTTTAAGCCTGTTTTTTGGTTAATTAATTGGTTCGTGATAGATTCTATCAAAAGATATTTAAAATCAATCCTTGCTGTCTTAAAATGCTTTTAAATGATATTAATACTAATTTAAGGATTGTATTTGTATTAAAGAACAATTTTTGTTAAAAAATCCCTATTATTTATTTCTTTACTTTCTTTCTTTGCATAGCCCTCCCCATTAGCCCCCCCAATAGCCCCCCCATTTTTCCAACGTAAAGCTGCTCCAATTTTGCCCTTGTCGCTTAACTTCTTTCTCAATCCTAAATGTTCGTTTAATCTTTTAGAAAAGAAGCCATTTTCAGCAATTGTAAATAAATTAAATTCCTCAATTACTGCCTTAACTTTTACCTCGTTTGTCTGCATCTGCATGGCCAAAACTGGTGTAATATTCATGGGTAAAACTCCCCCAGCCTGTGCCAAATTTTCAACTAAAAACCAATAGATGCCGTAACCCTCCATACCTAATTGCTGCCTAAGAAATAGAATCTTTACATCGTTACTTGCTGCGTAATCATGGCTAAAGTAATAAGATTTATTCATTGATTTTAATTTTACGTTTATTTAAATTGTAGGTAATGTTAATCAAATTCTTGTCTGTCAGTTCTTTAAGCCAGTTGGTAATTGTCATTGTACTTACTTCGAAGCAATCTGCATAATGAGCATTTGATTTTTCTAGTGCTTTTGTATGCTGAAGATAAACATAAAAAAGTTTAGCTGAATTGTTTACTTTTAAATCGAATATATTTGAATTGATATTTATCATGATGTAAATTTAAGGGGTGGAATTAACCACCCCTAGTTAATTAATTAATTTCTTTGTAAATTCTCCTTGAATCTTTTTTATTCAATACTGAAAATTCACCATACCTGATTGCCCTACCAAACTTGTTAGTATGTGAAATAAATTCACAAAGGACATTTACTCCCATTGCACGAAGGTTTGTAATCCTTGCAGTTGGGTTAAGGATTCCATTCATCACTAGGTTTAATGATGTTTGTTTTTCTGTTAGAAGCAAATTTAGTACTTCTGCATTTTGATTTGTTGGTGCTGTCATTGTTTTGTTTTTATGGTTGAAAATTGTTTACTAAGTGAATGATGCTAGAGTGATGCATCTTTAATTTTTTACCTATCTGCGTTAAATAAAATCCATTATCTCTAGCTTCTTTAGAAAAATTAACCCTTTGCAATACTGTTTCATATTTACGATTATTAGCAGTTAATTGTTCATAGGTAATGTTATTTGTTATAAGGTATTTTTTTGTCCATTCATCTATATCCTTTTTTTCAGGAATAAATTGCTTTACTTCTTTCTCAACTATCTGTACCCTAACAGTTTCTAAAGGGTATTTATCAAATAATAAAGATATTTTACCCAAAGCATAATCATCGCATTCGGTATATAACTGAATGTATTTAAGTATTGTTTTTAAATTATCGTTCATTTGAAATTTGATTGTATAGGTTATTAATATATTCCCCTGCCATGTGTATTTTTTGTAAAAGTAATTCCATGTCTGCAATATTTGATTCAATCCTAAAAATAAACATTTTTAGGTTATCAGCTATTTGAGGACAATAAGAAACATAATCACAAAATTCACTTTCCGTTACTATCATATCACTTTGACATTGCCAGTAATACTGCTTGTAATTCTTTTTAAAGTATTCTTGACTGTCTATAATACCGTTATTAATATGGTTTGAGTATTGGTAGGGGCATTTAATTTGCACTATTCCGCCACCTTCAATTAACCCATCAGGTGTACCACCATACAGACCGCTAATTGATTCAATATACCCTGAAGGATTAACTTTGTTTCCTGTCTTACCTTCATAGAATCTTATGGCTTCATTCTCTAATTCTAAACCATGATTGGTTGCATTGCTAGTAAATTCCCTTTGTACACCAGTTAAACGTTCAGCAAGTTTACTTGTTAAATATTCTTTTGTGGTTGCTGATAATTGACCTGCTTCGCTTTTTAACTTTGGCTCAGTCATCAGGTTGTAAATGGTTGATGAAGTAAGTTTGCCCATCCTTTGGGAAAACCATTCGCTTGAATATTGTTCTATCATTTTAACGCTTTTATGGTTAATAAATCTTTATCCCTTAATACTAAATGCGCTTTTGCTTTCTCAAATATATCCCTTTCTCCATCATTGTACCTTGCAACTAAGCTAATCATTTTATCATCCGTCATAAAGGGTTTAACTTCCTCTTTATGGTTATTTGTAGCATCTGCATCTTTAGTATCATCAATTAAAAATAAACCATTTAATGCGTACTTTCTTGCATAACTACTAGACGCTCCGAATGATTGCGCTATGTCCATCCCTTTACGGTTTGGTTCTATACCAGCGCAAGCAGTAATTGTTATTTCTTGCCCATCTGTATATGGTGGATTAACTGATTCTTTAAATACTATCCTACTTTCGCAATAAATAACCCCTCCAGCTTCCTTAATTGCATCGCTTATTACAAGTTGGCAATTATACTTTGCAAGTAAAGGCTTAACCGCTTCGAGGATATCCTCGCAACTTCTGTATTTGTACTTACCAAAACTATTTGTTTGGTTTTTAGGTGCTTTCAATTCGCTTTGAATTTTAATTAGATTGCTCATTTTGTTTTTTTATTTGGTTAAATAATTTATTTAATATAATACTAACTTCAATTGAATCAAATTCTTCCTCCGTAACAAATTTATTAAAGTCATTTTTCCCCATCCAATATTCCTTTTCAAATGGGTAACCGAATAATCCTATTGCCATTTCAAATCTAATTTGACTAAAATTTAATGTCATATCTTCAAAAGTTGAATAAGATAACCATTTATTTAATCTTTTTTTTGCTTCCAATTTAATTTCATTTAATCTTTCAATCGTCATTTTTTTTAGTTTTTAAGTGTGTTTCTAAATTGGTTAATATAATATCTTCGGTAAGCCATTCTGCTATCTCATCACTTTGCCAGTTGTCAATATTAAGGTCATCTAACTGGTCACCATCATACCATTCACGATAGTTAATAATAACATATACTGACTGCTCCCAATCTGTTGGATGGTTAATGTATAATTGTATTGATTTTTTCATGCTAAATTTATTAAATGGTTACAAGATTGAGTTAATGCAGTTTTAAATTCTTCAGCAGTAATTTGTTTGCTTCCTTCAATCCATTTTAATAATATTTGAGGGCAACTTATTGAAGATATATCATTTAGTCTCCAGTTACTAATGCCTACATTTTCGGATATTATAGCAAAATAAGAATCTGCAATATGTGAATTTTCTATTTTAAAATAATAGGGTAATTCAATTTCAATTTCGTTTTCAACTTCTGTTTTAAATTTGTACTTCATTTTGGTTAATTTAAGTTGGTTAAAAAAAGTTTAAAATACTATCGGCAAATAAAGCTGCCATTATTATTATTGTAATTATTATTGCGTCGTTAATTTCTTTGTTTGTCATATTTTAATTTTTTGAATGTCATAAAATTTATTCATGTCTTCTGCTCTATTATTTGACTTCATTTCGATTCTTACACCTACTTTAAAATCCTGCATCCATTTTATTAATGGTGGTTGCTTTGGTGGTAATACTGTTTTACTTACTTTTAGTTTCATTTAAGTTAGAATAAGCGGTGATGCAAAATTGCGGGAAGTTAAGGTTTTTACTTTTAGGTATTATCTTTTTGATTTTTTTAAATTCTGCTTTTAGTAAGGTTTCGTTTGCTCCTAGAAAGTTGTACAAATCTTCGAGCATTTTTAGTTGGCTTGGTTTCATTTTTGGTTTATTTTATTTTTAAAAATTATTGCTTCAGATTTTGAATAAAACCCTTTGATTATTTCTTTACCTATCATAACTGTATATGTTGGGTAAGTAAAAGGATTTTTTATTTTAATTATTGCTTTCATAATTTAATTTTTTACTTGTTTTAAAAGTTTAGCTAAAAAGTTTTTTGCTTTTTTTTCTGAAGTTGTAGCAAACCTGCATTGGTTAGCGCTATCAATTACCATGTAAGTTTTTGAACCGTTAAATGTAATTTTTGCGTAAGTCATTTTGTTTGTTTTTTCGTTATTGATAAATCAAAGATACAACCTTTTTTGATACCACCAAATTTATTTTAAAGTTTTTTTTATAATATATATATAATAATTATAATAAGCCTTTATTTTATTGGGTTTCAGCTTATAAAATAAATTAAAAATCCCACCGTAAAAACGGCAGGATTAAACCAAAACTAAAAAACAAACTATCTTTTTGTGCGTTCATACTCAATAAGGCAATCGGCAAAACTATCTACAAACAATTCATTGTACTTTAATCTTTCTAGCTTCATTGTATGTAATATCTGATGTATTAATTCGTGGTAATATATTTGTTCTTTGCTTCTCTTAGTTAATTTCTTACCTGCATAGGTATCGCATAAAGTAATTATTTTTAAACTAAAATCCGCTTCACCTAAACAGTTGTTATCGTTGCAATATTCATTGTCTATAATTATATTAATAGTTTTTCCACCCAGCTTAAAGTTTTCAGGTATTAATATACTTCCGTTCATCCCTTGTATATTATACCGTTATAATAACATTCGCCATTAAGAATTAAAGTAGGCTGGGCAAAAAACCCTGCCTTCGTAAATACTACTTCAATGAATCCTTGTTGCCAATCAGCAGTCTTTCCTGTTGGGAAAAATTCAACTTCCTTTGTTAATCTTGTACATCCACTTTCTAGCCAAACATAAGGGTTTTTCCTATTGGTTAAATACTTTGAATTTAATCTGTGAGTATGACCAGTAGAACCACTCCCCATATACTCAAATATGTTTTTCTCTGCAGCAGTCTTATTTAAACTTAATCCATGTGTTATGTCGAAAATATTAAATAAATTGTACACGTCGCTTTCGTCATATATAAAGCCATCACTTTCCTTAAGGTCTAGCATCTCATTGTACTTAGTACTATTATAATTTTTATATAATACTGCCAATCTCGCTAATTGCTTATCACCTAGATTGTAAGGATTAGTTATTCTTTCATCGTGGTTGCCTAATCTAACCCTAATCTTAGCATCTGTACTTAATCGTAAAGGCTTTAAAATCTGTTCTTTGGTATATTCTATTTCTCCAACTTCGGTATATCCTTTCAGTATACCTTCTTGATATAATTTCTGACTGTGCTTTGATATGTAAGGCATATCCGTAACATCACCATTAATTATAACCTCATCAAATTTATTATGCTGAAGGACTTTATTAATACAACGTAAAGCTGAAAGGTCTGCCAACCATCCATGACAATCTGAAAATATTAATACCTTGTAAAGTTGCTTATCAAATAATTGCTTTTGTTGCCACCAGTCTGTTTGAATTTCGTTAAATCTTGGTCTCATATTTTGTAAAATAAAGTTTTGATTCCGTTGCTCTACGTATAGATAAGCCTTTAATTTCTTTGCCGCCTGCTTTATTCCATCTTGCAAATTCTGCGATTATAGTAATGTCCTTTGGATTGGCTTTTACTTTTCTTAATAATGAACTTCTACTTAATGCAGCATTTCCGCAATTATATTGAAATGACAAAAGCGCATCAAATTGATTTTGATTAATAACTGTCTTTCCTAATTCTTTATTTAAAAAATCTGCCTTTCGTGTAACTTCATTTTTTAAAAGTGAATCAGCTTCAGCCTGTGTTATTTTAGCACCCATATAAATAGGATTGCCTTTGCTATCCAATACACTACCCCAGCCAATTGTTATAACATTTGCAGAGCATCTATAAGCCTCTAATTTACAACCCTCAAATAACTTTATTAACCTGTAAAATTCTTCTGATGGCTGCTTCATATTGTAAAACTAAATATTTATTGATAACATTTTAAAAATGCGGATAACTAAAGGAATTGATAATAAAAATAAAAGACCGATTAACCACCATAAAACTTTATTCTTTCTTTCAACTTTACCAGTTAGTTCATCCTTTGACTTTTGCAGTTCGCGAATCACATTGTTAACAGAATCTAATTGAGCATTAATTATTACCAGCTTTGCAGTTGATTCAACTACTTTGTTAATATAGATAGTTTTGTACGGTAATTTAACGTACACTTTTTTTGTCGTAAATATTGTATCAATTTGCGACAAATTTGTCCCATTAATATTATATATTTGGGACGGTTCACATTCTACAATCGTATCCCTTTCGTATATTACCGTATCTATTCGTATCACATCACAAGGGAATGAATCTAGGGCGATTCTAGCCACTATCTGCGGATAATGAGCCAATGCCTTACCAACTTGTTTAGTCGCCTTAAATTGGGTGTAGCAGCCTCCTAATAAGGAAACTACCACAAACCAACTAAATACCCTTAACATCATGGTCTTTAGAGTACAGACCTAAAAGAACCACCCCGATTGCAGCTACTAATTGCAATCCGCTTTTATTGTTAAAAGAACCAGCGGTATATGCTTGCAGAAGCGCATCCACTATGAATGGTAAACCAGCCAATAAGCCAGCCAAACTTGTTTTAAGATTTTTCATTTTTATCATTTTTTAAAAGTTTAAAAATTGTGTATGCTATTGAAAGCACTAATAATGAAATGCGTAAATATGTTTCAATACTTGTAAGAGATACGGATAAGGCAACCCCATTAAGAATGTATATTTTGTAGTCGTGCCAGTTCATTAGTCTTGTTTTACAAATCTTGGATATTGAGATAAGATTGTAGAATCAATCGGAGAATTTGAAATGCCCCAAACTGCAACTACTGAAGCAGGAATAAAGCAATTAAAATCAGCTAACTGTTGGTTATTTTTACCCCTTAAAGTTACATAGGTATTACACCCTTCTCCGTTACTTGAAAGGTTGTTTGCAGTCCAACTTAATGACCAAGCGTCCTCTCCTTTGTAATTAACAATAACTGGCTTAATTAATATACCACCCTTTTGGTAGTAGATGGTATCATTTCCAATTATAGCAGTATCGCTACTATTTCTAAACATTTGCGCTTTCGTTGACAAACTAGCCAACACTAAAACTGATAAGATTATTTTTTTCATATTTACTTTTTTATTTCTTTAGGCTTTGTTGCGATTAACTCATATTTACTCAATGCTTCTAGTACATAGGTACTTGCTGCTTTACTATCCAATTGCTTTTGTATGATGGCAATTACATTTTTAAACATCGTAGTGTCCATCTTAATAATTAATGTATCGGACACTTGGGCAAATGCTGCTGACATACTTAATGCCATTACTAGGGTTGTTAGTGTTTTTTTCATTTGTTTTCTAATGTTTGAATTTTTGATTTTAAAATTTCTATTTGTGCCGATAGTTCTTTGATAGCTTCAGTTAATACAGGTACAATATCAGAATATGCTACTGACTTTGTTTTATCTTTATCATTTGCAGTTGTAACAACTTGTGGCAATATTTTTTCAATATCTTGAGCAACAAAACCTATATGATTTAAACTGTCTAGATTTTTATCTCCTATAACAGTAGTATCTAAATTCCAATTATATGTTACACCTTCTAACAAAAGCACTTTATCCAAAGCATTTTTAATTGGCTCAATATCTTTTTTAAATCTTTTATCTGATAAGTTATTATAAGCACTTGTACCAGCTACTGAACCATTAACGTGCAAAGTATAACTTGGACTTGTTGTTCCTATTCCTACTCTTCCACCATTAGTACTATTATCAGTAGTTAATGTTAAAGGTATATAAGATGCTGTCTCTGTTCCTCCTACTTTAAATATTAGTTTTCCTTGTCCTAATCCTGAAGCCCCACCGGTTGATTGCAATCTCCATTCTTGTCCACCTGTAGCCGTTGACGCAACTCTTAGTGTTGTGTTATCTGTTGCACTTGTTACATATACACCACCTTGATTTTCCGTAGTAGTAAATGTAGATGTACCTGTAGAGGCTATGGTTAAAGGTGTTGTCCAAGTAATGGCTGTTCCTGCACTTCCACTTACTGCTAACTTAAAATTTAATGCTCCACTTGAAAGTTGTATTTGACTTGCAGTATTTGTAGCAATATATTTCCAACCTGCATTATAATAAGTATTTACTGATAAAGCAGTTTCATAACCACCATATTCATAAATACTTGAATTTTTTACTTGCAATACATTCTCTGTTCCACCTGCCCAAGATGCAATAGTTGCTCCACCTACTCCTACACTATTGGAAAATAATGCATTTGTTCCTGTTAATGTACCTGTAACTCTTATCGTTCCATTAACATCTAGTTTATAGCCTGCATCTGTTG